AAGAGCTTTGATGGGTGGTTTGAGAAGGATCATGTCATAGTTTATGACAATCCCGACTCCGATCCCATGGACTTGTGCTTGTTTGTGTTATCTCATATGCCACGTGGTAAATCTATTTTACACCATTTTGCAACTGAGGAGGACATAAACAAGCTAGGAAACGCAGTTTTCGAGGGTACGTTATCCGGTGTTGATCTGGAAAATGATCTACCGGTGCTTTCAACGAGGAATGGAAAGTGCAGTGTCGAAGACATTGTAATTTCCGTAAAGCTACCCTTTGAGTTACCCGACCAAACAGCGTCACATATCATCAGACATAGCGTTTCTACTATTGAGGGTGATTGTGGCAAGGTGATGACAGTCAACAGCGACAAGTTACATGGGAGGATCCTGGGAATTCACATCAGTGGATCCAGGTTACCCCGTGGGAATAGTTGCCAGATTGTTACTCGCGAGACGCTTAACGAAGGTTTGGCATTATTGCCAAATTACGCACAGATCGCCTGCGGATTACGTGAATTGAGGCCCGCTATTAAACCATTTACTACTGGTTTGATAACGAAGGGACATGCGGATTTTGTTATACCACAAGTTAGCAAAACAAGCATTGTACCCTCAGCTCTTCACGGAATTTTTGGCGAAGTTCTAACGCGACCCGCCCGCTTACGCCCTTGGAAACAAGTGGTTGATGGCGTGGAAGTGGTGAGAGACCCGCTTCGCGAAGCTGCTGCAAAGCAGGGACGTGAATGTGGTTATCTTACCAAGGGAACAATAGACGAGATTGAAATGAGTATGCGGAGTCTCATCTTACCTAGAGATGAAGATGCCCCGACCATTAGACTATTGACTTACGAGGAATCAGTGAAGGGGATAGAAGGTGATATATTGTTTCAACCAATTAATCGCCTAACATCCCCCGGATTTCCTTATGTGCTTGATCCCCGGAAGAGAGGGTGCAAAGGTAAGACGTTTTGGATGGGCTCTGATGAATGGGACTTTACAAGCTCCCAAGCATTAGAACTCAAAAGAGACGTCGAACGTTTTGAATCCGATCTTCTTGAGGATCGACCACATGAGGTTATTTGGGTCGACACGTTGAAAGACGAACGCCGATCGCACACCAAAGTTGACGCTGGAAAGACTCGCCTTATTTCAAATGGGCCTATGCACTATAATATACTTTTTAGGAAGTATTATATGGCTGCATTGGCTCATTTGAGACATGGGCGAATCTACAATGGGATTGCTGTTGGTATCAATGTTTGGGGCCCCGAGTGGAATAGTTTAGCGACTTTTCTACGCGGTGCCTCAGATGAGATGATCGACGGTGATATGACGGACTTTAGTGATCGCTTGATGGATGATTTGACGTGGGTGAATTTTCGCCTATTAAATGAAATCTATAAAGTGTATGACACAAACTACACCGACAACGACCGGAAGGTACGCCAAAGATTATGGGAGTACGCATCATGCGCTATTCGCTACAATCAAGGTACTATCTACCAAACGACTAATGGAACACCTGCGGGATTCGTGCCGACTGCAGAGAACAATTCTCTCTACGGTTTGTGCGCATTCCGCGCGGCGTACTTGTATTTAGCAAAAAAATATAAGTTCGCTTACAATGACTTGAAATACTTTGAGGCTTTTGTCCGCGTCATTACTTATGGCGACGACAATGTTTTGTCTATCCGTGCCGAAATTCGCGACTTCTTCAACATGAGAAATTTAGTTGAAGCATTTGCGAGTTTTGGTATGGTATACACGACGGCTGATAAGGGAACCGATTACGACACACCAAAATCGATTTTAGACGTGAGCTTTCTGAAAAGAAGGTTCGCGTTGAACACGCTTGATGGCCGTCTGATACCAACATATGTTTGCCCTGCTCCATTGGAGAGTAGGATAGACATGTTGAATTGGACGACCAACAAGCATGTGGGGACGGTTGAGGAGCAATCCGATGCTGTAACCGATGTTTTCAAAGAACTAGCAATGCATCCACAAGATGTGTTTGACGACTGGACTGCTAAAATTAGTAAAAAGTGTTATGAATTGGGTATCAATCGATTCAGGTTGATGCCCTATTCAAAATATTTGGAACCTTTTTTTGGCGGCTCAGTGTTTGTATCTCGTCAGTGTGATCTTAATGCTTTCCGGCAAAAATCCGAATCTAACAAGGAGAGCATTACTGCTGCTGACGAATGAGGTGGGCATTTTTATGCTTATACCCTAGGTTCACCTGTGGCAGCCCCACAAAAACCAAGGGAAATTCGGTCGGGTGGTTTGATTGAGCTATCAACCCCCCTAAATTTCTAGCTTACTGAACAATTTAATACTTCTTCTGACATTTTATCGACGACAACTAACGAAACTCACGACACATTTACGATCAAAGAACAAGGCGAGGTTATCTATGATACAAATGCGGCAGCCCTAGTACCTTTACCGGATTCATACTTGGACCGCTGTATTTCTAACAAAGATGAGCACGCTATTAGACATTTTCTTTCACGACCCATACCCATTGTACAGGGTGTTTGGTCATCTGCTTCCAACAAAGGAGCAGTTCTTGCTACGAGTGTATTTCCTAAGGCTTTATTTGGTGCTTTTACTAACAATACTGCTAAACTGGATGGTTTGCTTTCTTTCAAAGCCACAGTTCACTACAGGGTTCAAGTCAATAGCGTCCCCACACAGGCGGGCGCTTTGATTGCACATTACATACCTTATTCAGAGTACATGAATTCACACACAGAGTGGTTTTCCTCTGCTACAGTCACTGATTTGACTGCAGCTACAGGATGCCGCAATGTTTCTTTAAATTTAGCCAATTCCACCGCTATGGAGTTGGCCGTCCCGTTTACGGGACCCTACGCTTCTTTTAACTTAGCCACTGGTCAAGGTTCTTTCGGACAAATAGTTCTTTCTGTTTATTCTAAATTAGCTTCACAAGCGACTACTTCTTGCACTTACACCGTTTTAGCATGGTTCGAGGACATTGATATTCGGTTCGTCACGAGTGCGCCGTTGACTACTAACTACGCGCAAATGGGAGCTGAAATTAAAAAGATGGAGAAAACTGGCGCAATCTCTAGTGCAACAGGAGAAATAGGCCGAGGCATAGCCAAGGTACTACCTTATGTTGGATTGGGGTGGCTAAGTGCTCCCATGGGGGCGCTTGCTGACGGGGCTGAGTTTATTCTCAAAGCTTTGGGTTTTTCTAAGCCTGCAGTGGAGAGTGTGACTTCGCCCATGAAGCAGTCGCCAACACGTTTTTTTTTGAATGGTGACGGTGCAGACACTAGCCACAATTTGGCTTTGACTGCGAACAACGCTTTGACTACCATATCAGGATGGTCTGGGACTGATGAGGATGAGATGAGACTTGACTATATTGCTGCTAGACCGTGTTATTCCCGTGCTTTTAACTGGACCGACGCGCAAGCTGCAGACACACAAATCTTCCAAATACCAGTTAGTCCTTTATACACTCAACAATTAGACACTAAAATTGCTAACGCGTGGGTGCGTACAACAAGCATGCCTCTATGCGCTAAGCTAGCGACTATGTACTCGATGTGGAGGGGAACGATGGTATACACCTTTAGAGTGGTGAAAACGCAGTTTCATTCGGGACGTTTGCTATTAGCTTACCGACCTTATGATTTTGCTGATTCAACACGAAATCAGGCACAACCAGCTTACAACTACACATTTGAGTTAGACTTATCTTTAAGCACTGACTATACCTTGGAGGTACCCTTTGTATCTACTCGACCTTTTCTTTTTACCAACTACGACATGGACAGCGCTATTGCATCATCTGACATTAGAAATACTGCTACTGGTACTGTATCTATTACTGTTCTTAACCCACTTATTGTTGCTTCGACTGTTTCCACTTCTGTTGAGGTGTTGATGGAGGTTAGTATGAAAGATGCATCTTTCGTCACTCCTGTGAAGCCGAGGGCACTCCCTTACGGGATACCCAACGTTGCGCAGATGGGGGCGAAACCTAAGATTGTGAAGGAGAAACAGAGTAGTGAAATTACAGGGTCAGATATTAACTTGATGGAACATGGTTTATGTGTTGGGGAAGCCGCTTTATCTTTACGTAATTTACTTAAAAGGAATTCGAAACTAGGGAGTATTACTTTAAATGCTCAAGCAGCCACTGCCACGTTACCAGGGCAAAGTGGAAAAGCTTTTACACTTTTCCCTTGGGCACCTGTGCTACCAGCTACTGGATCAATTACAGCAACCACTCCTCAGAATCAAAAACCTTCTTATACGAATATCTACACTTACGGCACCACAGTCATTAATCAAATTCCTGACATGTATTCGAATCTTTATTCTATGTATGCTTTTTATCGTGGTTCTATTCGCTATCGCTTAGTTATTACGAAGAAGGGTACTAATTTTGATCCTTCTTTACCTATAAACGTTTACATTAACAATTATACGCAAGACATTTCAGGGGCTTATACTCCACCTATGCAAGTTGCTACCCCCGCTAACACGAATGGTGTGACTACGTTACTAACTTCAGGCCCTATACAACCGGTCTATGACGTCGCCGCTACTACTTCTGGGAGTACAACTTACCAAATTGGCTTTGTCGAAGATGCCATCCCTGTCTTTTTAGATAAGGAGGGCATAATCGAATTTCAAGTACCATTCTATAATTCTGGACACTCTGTCCCAACTAATTATGGCACTAGCACTCCGCTCACTATGCGATCTATCGTGTATCCAGTACCTCAGGTGACTATCACTTGTGATGCCTTCGTCGGCAGCACGATTGAGATTTATCGGAGCGTTGGAGACGATTTTTCGTTTGGTGGGCTTTTGGGCTGTCCTCAACATGCCGTTTGGCAATTGGTGAACGCCCCCTCCTAAGCTTTTACTTTTCACGACTTAAAACCTTATTCTACACTTTAACGTTGATTTGGAAACTAACAATCAACAAAAACTATCAAACTCAAAGAAACCCC